CACTGAAGCGCTTGGGTGGCCCGCAGGATGGCCTCAAGGCTCGTGCTGAGGGCCTTGCTGAGCTGCTGGGTCGAGGTCTTCAGGTTGTCGCTGCTCTTCTTCGCGTCGCCAGCGGCCGGCAGGAAAATGACTGCCAAGGCGCTGCCGAGCGCCTTCACGCTGTCTTTGTTGCGGTCCCACCAGGTACGGGCCTCGCGCAGCGCCCCTTCCACGTCGTCGAGAGCGGCGGGGATCTTGACGGCCAGCCACTCGGCCGCGTCGGCGAGCTTGGGCAGAAACGCCGTGCCGATCACGATCTGGACGGTCTCGACCGCGCCCTTGAGCCGCTCGAACGCGCCCGCGGCGCCCTTGGTGTTCTCCCTGGCCAGCGCCTCGGCGGCGCCCCGGTCCTGGGTCGCCTTGATGTACTTGGCGAGCCCTGCGGCGCCCTCGTTCATCAGCACCGTCGCCGCGCGGGTCGCGTCGGAGCCGAAGATGGTCTGGAGCGCCGAGATCCGCTGCGCCTCCGTCAGCTTCCCGAGGCGGTCGTGGAGCTGCTGGGCGACCTGGGTGACCGGCACGATCCGGCCGTGGGCGTCGGTGAAGTCAAGGCCCAGCTTCTGCATGGTCTTGGCGGCCTTGTCGGTGGACGGCACCAGGCTGACCAGCATCGTCTTCAGGCTGGTGCCGGCGTCGGAGCCGCGGATGCCGTTGTCGGAGAACGCCGCCAGCACCCCGACGGTCTCCTGCAGCGACAGCCCGGCGTTCCGCGCCCCAGGGCCGACCTGGCTGAGTGCCTCCCCGAGGTCCTGGACGCTGGCGGTCGAGGCGTTCGCGCCACCCGCAAGGGCCGCGGCCACGTCGGCGGCCTTGTCGACCTTCAGGCCGAACTGGCCGAGGGACTTGATGACGAAGTTGGCCGCCTCGCCGAGCTCCAGCCCGCCGGCGGCGGCCAGGGTCAGGGTGTGCTGGAGCCCGCCCGCCTTGATCTGCGCGGCGGTCATGCCGCCCTTGGCGAGCTCCAGCATCGCCTCGCTGGCCTGGCTGGCGGAGAACGACGTCTTGGCGCCCATGTCCAGGGCGACGTTGCGCAGGTCCTTGAGGGACCTGGCCGGGAGCTTCGCGACGGTGGCGACCTGCCGCATGGTCTTGTCGAACGTCGCCGCCGCCTTGACTGAGTCGGTGGCGAACTGGGCGATGCCGGCGACCGCGAGCGCCCCGGCGACCGCGCCGCCGGCGACGCGGGCGATCCCTGCCGACGCCGAGAAGCCGGCGCCGAGCCGCTTGTTCAGCCGCGCGCCGAACTGGGTGCCGCCACGGTCGCCGGCGTCGCCGAGCGCCCGCGTGAACTGGCGGTTGAGCCGCTCCCCCTTGCGCCCAGCCGCGTCGAGCGTCTTCGAGAACGACTTGTCCCTCGCTATGAGGTCGAACCGGAGGGACCGCTCGGCCATGCTCAGGCCCGCTCGATCAGGTCGAACACCGTGTCGACGGCCGCGTTGCACCGCCGCCGCGCCGCCGCCTCGTCGGGCTGGACCGCCTCGAAGAACCGGGGGAACGGGCGCTGGGTCACCCAGGTCTCGCGGCCGCCGAACACCGGGTGGCGCCAGGGGCGGCGGCGGATGCCCTCGGCGTAGCCAGGCAGCGCCTTGGACCGGCTGGGCATCTTCCGGCCGTCGCTGCGGACCCGGACACCGGCCTCCTTGCCCGTGAGGCGCGCCTGCGCCCACGTCGAGCCCGCCAGCAGCGTGCGGAGGTCCGGCTGGGCGCGGCGCCCACGCGCCGACGTGCCGTGGCCCTGGCTCGGCGCCGCCAGCCACGCCGCCTTCACCTTCGGCACCAGCGGCCCGGCAGCCGCCTTCAGCTCGGCGACCAGCTCCTTGCGGAGGCGCTTGCCGTCGGCGTGGCCACGCAGCGCCTTGGAGACGGCCTTCAGGTCGCCCGAGTCGACCAGGGTCAGCTGCACCGGGCACCTCCGTGGCCGTTTCGTGGCTTGCGGGAACAGGAGTTCGGCGTATCGTCCGCAGCGGAAAGGAGCGACAAATGCGAACCCTGATCGTTGCGTGCGTCGCGGTCACCGGCGCTGGCGTCGGCACCATCGGCGACCTGCTGTTCGCCACGGCCGGCGGTGGGCCGTGGCGGCCAGTCATCGGCACCGCCGGGCTGCTACTTGGGCTGCTGCTCGGCTGGGTGACCGCCGAGCTGGCATGCCCAAAGCTGAGGCACCCGGCCGACCCGAAGCCCAGGCGGCCGGTCGACCCGGAGCGCTACCCCAACCAGCTGTTCCGCCGGACCTAGTCCTTGGCGCCCTGGTACCGGCGCATCCACCGGGTCCAGGCGCTCAGCTCGGCGAAGGTCATGTCGTCGTACTCACCCGGGTCCAGGGCGTAGAAGGCGGTCAGCTCGGCGCGGTGGCGCCGTCGCGCCGCCTCTTCCTCGACACGGCGGCCCTGCTCATGGCGGCCTCTGGCCCAGGCGAGCCAGGCGGCCCGCCCGGCGGAGGAGGGGGCTCGTCATCCTCGACGGTGAACTCCGAGTACGGCGTGTCCAGTGCCTGCTCGTAGGTGAACTGCGGGTCCACGCGGCTCTTCAGGCACCAGATCACCAGCGCGGACTTCTCGATGTCGTCTTCCAAGAGGTCGTAGGGGCTGCGGGGGTCCCCGGCCTCCGCCAGCATCGTCCGGGCCCGCAGCAGGTCCCGCGGGCACAGGTCGTCGGCATTGCGGCCAGCCCTCGGCCGCAGCGGCGAAGACGCGCTGCCGTCGGGGTCCCGCAGCCCGGCTTCCAGCTCCTCGACGCGCTGCGCGTCCGGCTGTCCATTGTCGCTCATCTGCCGCTCCTATGTCGGGATCACCAGGTCCTCGGCCGGGACGCGGGTGATCGCGAACGTGACCTGCACCTGTGCCGGGTCCTCCAGCGCGCGGAGCTTCGGGACGCTCGTGACCGTCGCGGGGAACACGTCCATCCGCCCGGTGGTACTGACGTCCCCGGCGTCCATGATGACCAGGAACCCGGTCGTGTCCCTCGGCAGCACCGACCGCGCGTCGGTGAACCCCGTGGAGGAGCTGTAGAAGTTGAGGGAGGAGTCGTCGGCGGTGATCCGCCCGCCGATCTTCGGGACGAACTTGGTGCCGAGGTCGGGGGTGTCCACCGTCGCGCTGGTGACCTGGAACCCGCTGATCTCGCTGATCTCCCCGCTCAGGTCGGTGCCCGCGTTGATCTCGGCCCGTGTTGGTGTCGTGTACGTGGCCATGGTCCGGACCCAGATGACTTTGGACAGACCCGGCCTGAAATATCTGATCGAAGCGGTGATCGGAGTCGCGGGCACAGGCCCCTCCTTTGCGGGGTCGGCTGGCTACGTGGTCAACCTGAGGGTGAATTTCCCGCCGAAGTACCCGAGTGCCCCGACCTCCTCGTAGGTGAGCGGGTCGAAGCTGAGCACCTGGCAGTCCCCCACGACCCCGCCGAGCCGGCGGTCGGCGGCGATCGCGGCCGGGATCGAGGTGGCGCCGTCGGGGTCGGCGTAGTCGGCGAGGGCGAGCTGGCCGACGCGGTCGACCGCGGCGGAGACGAGCACGGTGACAACGGGCTGGAGGATCGGGCGGCGGTCGCCGTAGCCGACGGGGTAGCTCGGGACCGGGGGGCACATGACGATCGCCTGCGGCGGGTTGATCTGCCCGGGGACGTAGTCCAGGACGCGCAGCCCGTCGATGGTCGCAAGGCGCGTCTCGATCGCGGTGAGGACCTGGCGGATCGACGGTGCGGCCATCAGGCGACCGGGACCGGGTAGAGCTGGTAGTCGAAGATGAGCCGCTGGTACTTGGGGTTCTCCCGCACCCGGATGATCCCGAGGTCGGCCATCCCGACGGCGCCGAAGGGGGCGTCCCGGAGCTTGAACTGCTCGGTGGCCATCATCCTCGTGGCGCGCCGGATCCGGTCGGGGACGGCCGGCCAGCCCCACACCCCGGCGACCTGCACCAGGTCGGTCCGGGCGGCGCCCCAGCCCCGCGGGACCGGGAACGTCTGCGCGCCGACCGCCCTGACCCTGCGGTAGGGCCGCGGCTCGGGGCCGGCGTTGACGTTGGGGGTGTCGTCGGCGCACAGCAGCTGGTAGTCGGCAGCCGCCCAGACGGTCTCGAAGGTGCCGTCGCCGCCCGGGTCGGTCGCGAGCGTGGTCACCGAGACCAGGTCCATGTAGGCGCCGAGGCGCAGCCGGTAGGGGCCGGTGGGGGTGAGGGTGCGGGTCTCGGCGGCCCGGTAGAAGTGCCGCTGGCAGTCACCCTCCACGGCCCTTGAGGCGGCGAGGACGGCGTCTTGGAGGTCGTCGTCGTCGGCGGTGTCGGTCTGCGGGATGGACAGGGCCGTCTTGAGCTCGGGGAGGGTGGTGTAGACGTGGCTGTCAGCGTCGGCCTGGACGTAGAACTGGCCCTGCTCGGCGTCGGTGGCCGCGCCGGTGGCGACGAACCGGTAGCGCCACGTGCCGGCCTGGGTCGCTGGCACGTTCGCGGTGTAGGTGACCGCCGGGGGCGCGCCGCCCTGGGTCGTGCCCGGGGTGGTCGTGGTCCCGTCCGGCGCGGTGACGGTGAGGGTGACGGTGGCAACGGCGTTGATGGTGTAGACAAGCGGGACGGCGTCGCCCAGGTCGTAACTCACGGCCCGGTGGTCACCTCCCCTCCGGTGTCGGCGGCGTAGGCGGTCCCGCTCGTGCCGCCGCTGGTGGCACGACCACCGGGTTGCCCGGCGTAGGCCGTTCCGCCTGCCGTGACGGCGGCGACGGTGCCGGCGGTGTCCAGGGCGGTGGCGGTGCCATGGCCGGGGGTGAACTCCGGCGGCGGCACGAACGGCCACACCGGCTCGGCGAACCGGCCGCGGCGCGGGCGTAGGCTCGGCCAGCGCGGGCGCCACCCCGGCTGCCGGACCGGGCCGGGCCGCCACACGCTCGGCTGCGGCGGGACGAACAGCCACGGCGGCTGACAGAACCGCCCGCGCCGCACGGCGGGCAGGCCGGGTCGGCGGCGGGTGACTGGTGGTGGGCAGAGTGCCCGCGCCCACGGCGGGCTGAACGCCCGGCCGCGGCGTGGCGGCCCGGGCCGTGGCCGGCGGGCCTGGACGGTGGCGGGCGGCGCCCACGCCGGCGGTGCAGGTGGTGCGGCGCCGGCCCAGGGCGGGTCGAACCGGTCGCTGCGGCGGGACGAGGCGGGCAGCCGCACCCTCGGCCTGGTGACCGCGGGGACCGCCGTCGGCGGCGGCGTGGGTGCGGCACCGACGAGCGGGACCGCCAGGAACCGGCCCCGGCGGGCGGTGACGCCGAACCGGCGCGGCTGCCGTGCCAGTGCCGGAACGGCGGGCGGCGCGGCCGTGACGGCGGGCGGCGGCGGGACGGACGCGAACCGGCCGCGGCGGGCCAGGACCACCCGGCGGATGCCCCTGGACGCGGCCAGGAACACCGCTGGCGCCCCAGGAGGCGCCGGGGCGGCCCAGGACCTGCCCTGACGTCTGCACGCCGCCCAGCGTGGCCGTGAGCCGGCCTGCCGGGTGAGCTGCGGCACCCAGACGGGCGCTGCCGCGGCGGCCGGCGCTGGCGGGACGGTGAGGAACTGGCCACGCCGAGCCCGAGGCGCCCAGCGCGGGCGCGATCCAGCCTGGTCGGCGAACCCCGGGACGGACGCGGGCGACGCCGCGGCGGGCGGCACCCACGGCGGGTCGAACCGGTCACCGCGGCGGGTGAGCGCCCGGGACCAGCGCGGACGCCAGCCCGCCTGCTCGACGAACGCTGGCGGGAGCGCGGGCGGGGTGGGTGCCTGCGCTGCCGGGGGGACTTGCAGGAACCGGCCGCGGCGTGGCCACGCGGCACGCCAGCGCCGGTGCATGCGCTACTCCATTCAGTCCCCTATGTCAGGTTTGTTACTCCTCGTGCTCCACGGTGACCGTGAGCTTGTGCGACGCGGGCAACGCGTTGTCGAGGTTGATGAACGCGATCCCGTTGGCGACGCCGATCGCGCAGACCATCTCCTCGAGCAGCTCAAACGGCAGGTCCACGCCGGACTGGGTGTTGAACGTCACCTGGTAGAGGTACGGCGGCGTCCACGTCGCGGTCGGCACCGCCGACCAGGCGGTGTCCAGGCCGGTGATCTCCGCGGCCGGGGTCGAGGGGTCGAGCTTGGTCGGCACGAGCGTGGTCGTCGCGGTCCCGCGTGCGGTGGTGCGGACGAACCCGACGGAGACCTGCTGCGAGGTCGGCACGGCGGCGCCCGCGATGCAGCCGAGGGTGACCCGGCGGAGCTTGTAGCCGGCCGTCGCCGAGGCGTTCAGGTTGGCGAACAGGGCGTTGGCGGTGGCGCCGGTCGGCGCGGTCGCGACAATCGCCGCCACCGACTCGATGTTGGTCGCGTACCGGGCCACGCGTGGCCCCCTTTCTCGGGTGGTGCGGCTAGAAGAACCCTGCGTACTGGCTGATCTGGTACGGCTCCCACGCGGGCGCTGCGGCCACCACCAGCGGCTTGGTGACCACCCGGAACGGGCTGGCCGCCTCCGTCCAGCACACCCCGACGATCCCGGCCGCGGCCGTGCGGTACCCGGCCAGGCTCGTGCGGACCTGCGTGGAGGCCTCGAACGCCGCCCACGTGCCCCACGTCGAGGAGCCGCCCGACCACTTCACGTACCGGACGGTGTTGGCCGCGTCGCTGTCGATGGCGAACAGCCACACGTCGGTGCCGTCCGACGCCATGAACAGCCCGGCGGTGGCCTTGCTCGCCTGGGTGGGGACGGCCTGGCCAGCCGCCCAGCTGGTGCCGTTGAACCTTCGGTGCTCGTAGGTCGTC